ACAATTCGAATTGTGCCAACACAAGATGGTGACCCCTTTAGGGATTTTTACTTCCACTATGGAGTAGGCAAGGAGCCCGGTTTCCTTTCCCCAAAGAAGAACTTTGGTGAGGCCGATCCACTTGATGATTTCGTTCGCTCTCTCTATAACGAAGGGACTGATGAAGCTAAAGACATGGCACGACAAATTCGAGCCAAGCAAAGATTCTTTTGTCCTGTTATCGTTAGGGGTGAAGAAGATAAAGGGGTTAGGATTTGGGGTTTTGGTAAGACCGTCTATGAGACAATCTTTAGCCTCATCATGAATGAAGACTATGGAGATATCACGGATGTGTCCACCGGAACAGATCTTGTCCTGAAGTATGAGAAGCCCTCAGGTAAAGGAAGTTATCCTGTAACCAAACTTACTCCAAAGCGCTTCCCATCACCTCTAGCAGAAACGCCGGAGCAGGTCGCATCCCTGTTGGAGTCCGTCCCAGATATGGATGGTATGTTTGAGAGGAAAACACCTGAACAGGTTCAGACGATCCTTGACCAGTTTCTCCTCGGTGATGGCAATGCAGAAGACTTTTCTTCTGAAGTGACCCGAGGTGGTGGAGACTCTTCAGATAATTCTGTTGATAAAGCTTTCAAAGATCTTCTTGGTTAAACAATAGAAAGGGGGAGGTAAAACTCCCCCAAGGAGTAATATGTTTAAAAATAAAAATAAGGGAGGTGTCTCCCTTGCTGATCTTAAGAAGAAGATAAATAAAAAAGCTGGCTATACCATTGCCCACTCCTTGGATCAAGATAATCCAACCGAAGTCAAACAGTGGATTCCCACAGGCTCCAGATGGTTAGATTCTATTATTTGTAGAGGAAAGCTTGCAGGTATTCCTGTCGGCAAGATCACTGAGATTGCCGGTCTTGAGGGTGCAGGTAAGTCCTATATGGCTGCAAAGATTGCAGCCAACGCCCAGAAGATGGGTATGGGTGTTGTTTATTTTGATTCTGAGTCTGCAATCGATCCAGACTTTATGAGAAAAGCTGGTTGTGATTTGGAAAACCTGCTCTATGTCCAAGCTCAGTCTGTTGAGTTCGTTCTTGAGACAATAGAACAGGTGTTGACAGAATATGATGGCCAAACTCTTTTTGTCTGGGATTCATTAGCTCTCACCCCTGCTGTTGGGGATGTGGAATCGAACTTTGATCCTCTCGCTTCTATGGCCCTAAAGGCTAGGGTATTGGCGAAAGGTATGTCCAAGCTGACTGTTCCTATTGCGAATTCACAGAGCACCTTTTTGGTCTTAAATCAGCTAAAGACAAATATTACTAGCAATAGATCAGAGCTTCTTACTGATCCCTATGTTACACCCGGTGGTAAAGCTATGGTATATGCTTATTCATTGAGGATATGGCTAACAAAAAGAAAAGCAAAAGCGGCTTATGTTAGTGATGATAGGGGTTATAGTATTGGTAGTGAACTCAAGGCAACAATTAAAAAGTCAAGGTTCGGTTCTGAAAGAAGACAGGCTAGTTATCAGATTCTCTGGGGGGACGAAATTAGAATCTTGGATAGGGAATCATGGCTTGAAGCGATCAAGGGTTCCGACCACATCAGAACAGGAGGTGGATGGAAGTACCTTAAAATGGAGGATGGAACCGAGGTCGGGTTCCAGAGTTCATCATGGCTTTCAAAACTTGAAGATGAGAAGTTTTACAATCGAATTATTCAGTTAATGGATGAAGAAGTGATTGTTAAATACCAAGAAAAGGTAAAAGATGGATCACAAGATCTAACTGAATATCATGATATAGATGGAGGATAGGTGAGAAAATTAGGGATAGTTTGTGCTTTTCGAGGTGCAAACATACTAATGCCTCCCTCTTTCTGTTCTTGTGCGCTTAGAAATATATCTGTGATGTCTGAGGCGTACCCTTCTCATAGTTTTCGATTAGTAAGGAGTGTTTAGATGACAAAGAAAAAGCTTTTGGTGTTTGACGCCATGAATATGTTTATAAGAAATTATATTGTCGACCCTTCGCTGGCCGTCCAAGGACATCCGATTGGCGGCACCAAAGGCTTTATGAAGTCTATGCAGAAGGTAATTCGCCAAGTAAGCCCAGATGAAATTGTTGTATGTTGGGACGGAGGAGGAGGTTCTCGGAAGAGAAGAGAGACAAATAAAAATTATAAGTCTGGGAGGAAGCCTATTCGCTTGAACAGGTCAACTCATAATTTAACTGAAGATGAAGAATTTAAAAATAAGCTATGGCAGCAGATTAGATTAGTTGAATATTTAAATGAAATGCCAATATTACAAATAATGATAGATGAGATAGAAGCAGATGATGTGATAGCTTTTACGACACAATCCGACTTCTACTCAGGCTGGAATAAAATTATTGTTTCAATGGATAAAGATTTCATCCAACTTATGGATGATTCAACAATATTATTAAGACCGATAAAAGATGAATTAGTGACAAAGAAAACTGTTCTTGAAGAATATGGAATACACCCAAGAAACTTTGCACTTGCTAGGGCGATTGCTGGGGATAAGTCGGATAACTTACCGGGGGTTAAAGGTGTTGGCTTGGGGACAATAAAGAAAAGATTTCCGTTTATGGCGGAAGATAGAGATGTTTTTTTGGAGGAGATTGTAGAATTCTGCAACAATGAAAAGAAAAAGCTTGTTGTCCATAAACGGGTAGTAGAAGCAGAAGAAGTAATAAAAGAAAACTACAAAATTATGCAACTCTACTCACCCAGCATCTCAGCCCAATCTTCAAATAGAATAAAAGGCAAGTACAGAACTTCAGATAAATATTTTAATAAGAGTAATATTTTAACAATGATGATGCAAGATGGGATAGGTGAATATAATTGGTCCGACCTGTGGGCCTGTTTCAAGAGGATATCATGGGGGGTCAAGAAAGAATGACAATAGAAATATTTTTAAACTCCCTTCTGTGTGCGGCAATCCCTGCCGGTATGATAATTTTTTTGGTCTCCAACATAAACTACATCCCAAAAAATAAAGATGAAGATAGATAATAATCCAACCTAATAAGGAGTCACGAATGAATATAGACCTTGCCAATAAAGAGGATTTTTCCAAATTTGGTAAATCCTTTCAGGAAGGTCTCTGTCAGCTAATTCTTCAAGACAGGGCCTTCTCCGACCAGATATCCGAAGTTCTCGAACCATCTCTGTTTGAATTGCAATACCTAAGGGTCTTTTGTGATAAGATTTTTTCGTATAAGAATAAATACGGAATACATCCGTCCCATGATGTTGTTATTACAATCCTTAGGACAGAACTTGAAGATGAAAATGAAGCAACCAAGAAACAAATTAGAGACTACTTTGCTAGAGTTCTTTCTAAAAACTATAAAGTAGAGGGTGCTGAATATATTAAAGAAACTTCTCTTGAATTCTGTAAGAAACAAAAATTAAAAGAAGCAATTATTAAGTCAATAAAGTTGTTGGGCTCGTCTTCATTTGAACAAATTAGAACTTTGATTGACAATGCACTTAAGCTTGGTAGTGATAATAATTTTGGATATGATTATTTAAAAGATTTCGAGGAAAGATTTGTCAAGAGACATAGAAACCCAGTAACAACTGGTTGGGATAGTCTAGATGAGATGACAGAGGGTGGACTTGGCAAATCTGAGTTGGGTGTGGTTGTGGCTCCTACGGGAGCAGGTAAGAGTATGGTACTGGTCCATCTCGGCGCTCAAGCTCTTTTGGAGGGCAAAACGGTAGTTCACTATACACTTGAATTACAAGATACTGTTGTGGCAAGGAGATATGATAGTTGCATTACTGGTGTTGAGATTAATGAGCTTTTTGAAAACAAAGAAAAAGTTTTAGAAACCGTAAAGAATATTGAAGGCAAGTTAATAGTTAAAGAGTATCCAACCAAGACTGCTTCTACAAACACTATCAAAGCTCACTTGGATAAATTGGTTATGCGAGGCGAAGACATCGGCATGATCATTGTTGATTATGGTGACCTCTTGCGGCCATCGCGACATCGAGACGAAAAAAGGATTGAATTGGAATCGATATACGAAGAGCTACGCTCACTAGCTCAAAGTTTTGAATGTCCGGTCTGGACAGCTTCTCAAACTAATAGGTCTGGTCTTAATGCTGAGATTGTCACCATGGAGTCTATTTCCGAGGCATTCAACAAGTGTTTTGTGGCAGATCTTATTGTGTCCTTGTCAAGGACAGTGCAAGATAAAAATTCAAACTCAGGAAGGCTGTTCGTGGCTAAGAACAGAAACGGACATGATGGTATTGTATTGCCTGTATTTATGAACACAAGTAATGTAAGAATAAAAGTATTAGAATACGACCCTAGTCTCACAGCAGAAGAGACAACAAAAACAACAAAAGAAAGAGTCGATGACCTAAAAAAGAAGTACGCACAGTTCAGAACCAAGAAGGAGACTTAATATGAACAAATCAGCCCGTATCCTGTCGGATATAACCCACTTCATGAAGTACGCGAAGTACATTCCTGAGTATCAAAGGCGAGAGACCTTTGAAGAAACTGTCACAAGAAATAAAATCATGCACCTTCAAAAGTTTCCTGAACTTGGGGAGATGATTGAAAAAGCTTATGGCTATGTTTATGATAAGAAAGTTCTCCCATCAATGCGATCCATGCAGTTTGCAGGGAAACCAATTGAAATAAACAACACGCGTATCTTTAACTGTGCCTATCTACCAGTAGATCACGTTGATGCCTTTTCAGAGATTATGTTTTTGCTTCTTTCCGGCACTGGAGCAGGATTCTCTGTACAGAGGCATCATGTTAAGAAGCTCCCGGAGTTGAAGTTCCCAAAAGTTAACCCTAAGACTGGTGAATATCGCAGAAGACGTTATGTTATTGGTGATTCTATTGAAGGATGGGCTGATGCTGTAAAGGTGCTTATTGAGGCTTATTTCCTTGGTAAGTCAAAGCCAAAGTTTGTCTACTCTGATATCAGGAAGAAGGGCGCAAGACTGGTTACGTCTGGTGGTAAAGCACCGGGACCACAACCTCTCAAGGATTGTTTACACAATATCAAAAAGGTTTTCGATACAAAGAAGCCGGGAGACAAACTCACTCCTTTGGAAGTGCATGATATTGTTTGTTATATTGCTGATGCTGTCTTGGCGGGCGGGATTAGAAGGGCTGCATTGATTTCTCTATTTTCTTTTGATGACCATGAAATGGCAACCTGCAAATATGGTAACTGGTGGGAAACAAATCCACAAAGAGGCCGAGCTAATAACTCTGCTGTAACTTTACGACATAGGGTCACAAAGGAAGATTTCCTTAACCTTTGGGATAAAATTGAAAAGTCTCAGTCTGGTGAACCGGGAATTTATTTCTCCAATAATCAAGATTGGGGTGCCAATCCTTGTGTCGAGATCGGCCTGAGACCTTTTCAGTTCTGTAACCTTGTCGAGATTAATGCATCTGATGTGTATACGCAGAGGGATTTAAATGAGAGGTGCTGGGCTGCATCTTTTATTGCTACTTTGCAAGCCTCCTACACGGATTTTCACTACTTGAGGGAGATCTGGAAGGAGACAACAGAAAAGGATGCTCTTATTGGGGTTTCAATGACGGGTATTGCTTCTGGAGCTTCTCTTGATTTAAACTTGAAAGAGGCTGCGAAGTTGGTAAATACCACCAACCAAGAGGTAGCAAAGCTGATCGGGATCAATCCCGCAGCTAGAACAACCTGCGTTAAACCAGCGGGGACAACTAGTTGCATCTTGGGGACGAGTTCTGGTATTCATGCATGGCATAATGATTTCTTCATTAGGAGAATCAGAGTAGGGAAGAATGAATCAATCTATAAGTATTTGGTAAAAAACCACCCAGAGCTTGTTGAGGATGACTTCTTTAAG